GTTGGGCCAAATCGGTTCTTATGCGTCCAACATGCCCATGCAGAACGCCATGATAAACTATTACAACCGCCGCACGCCGAACTATAATACGCCCGGCACTTTCCCCGGCGGCGGCGGCGGCGGCGGCGGATACATTCCACTTTCAGACGATGGATAATTTATGGCAAACCAGATGATAGCCCTTCAGGCGCGTAACCCACAGCTTCCCGATCCGGCGCGCGCGACCGCGCAGATGGNGCAAATGATAAACATGATGGCGCAGCAAAAAGCGGCTGAACGTCAAGCGGCGCAATCGTCGCAGGCGATGGACTTTTGCCGCGGCAAAGGAAGGGCGGGATATAGAAACGCAGACGGCTAATATACGTGAAAAAGATTTGGATAGTCAACTCAAGGATATGACGCGCCTTCGCAATATCGGGCTAACGGTTTTAACAAGCGGTAACGAAGAAGCGTATCAAGACTTATTGGGTATGATAGAGCAAGTAAACCCGCAATCTGCGGCTATATTCCGAAAAGTTGCACCTAACTTTAACGCTGATATACTAAAGTCCATGCTCACGACAGCAGACGATTACATAACTAAAAATACTTCGCAGCGCACCGCAAGCATAGAGTATGATAAAGCTGGAAATCCTCTGGTTGCGGATATAGGAGGTAATGAGCCATTTACAATTACGCCGGGTGTTGTAACGGATATACGGGACTTAAATCAAACGCAACGCCCGCCGCCGCAGTCCGGCGCACCCGTGTCCGCGTCTGGGGGCGCGGATATACCTAATACGAGCAGGTTCGTACGCGACGAAGATGTCCCACTTACGGACTTCCAAAAAGAACATATACAGCGCATACAAACTGAGCAGGGCCTACCTATCACTCCTGCGTCCTTTACTGGCGGCAACATGCGCGCATCAAACGCAGGGCAGATGCCGCCAAATATGGTTTCCGGCATACTTGATTCTGCGGTTAACACAGGCGTCATGGCGCAGATCGACCTTGACCACATCATAGCAATGGCACCGCCGCAAGCAAAGCAGGCGATTATGGATATTGTTCGCAGCAACCAGATTACCTTGCAGGCCGACGCCCCGTCGCTGGCAGCCAGCGGAATGGGCCAGCAGCAGCCGATGGCGTCTAATCCGGTGCAAAGACCGCAGTCGCAGTTTGCCGATATGCGCGCACAACCAATGCAGTCCCAGACTGCTGGTCTGCGCGGCGCGCCGCCGATGGAACAGACAATGGCGCAGTACAAAGTAGGCGACTCTTTTCAAGGGCGCGATACAACCGTGTCGCCGTATCCCGCATCGGCGCAAGTACCTATCGCACGCGTTCGTCAAGAAGCTGTAGCTGGACGCGCGTCACCGAGGGAAACCGCGGCAAACGCGCAAGCCGTTAAAAATGTAGATTGGCAATGGCCCCCCAGATTGCTGCGGCAGCTAAGAAAGCGGAAAACGCGGCCACGTTACGTTCAGAAGCGCCAAAAGCAAGAAATGCGTTTAAATCTTTAATATCAGAGGTAGATGATCGTATCACTACCATAGATAACTTGTTGCGTAATCCTGACCGCCACCTAATTAATGGGCTTATTGAAGGTAATCTACCCAGATTTGCACAGTCCGGCGCCCGCGCCGATGCGCAAGCAGATTTTGATAAGATTAAAAACACTGCCACGCTTACGTCGTTGATAGATATGCGTAAATCCACTGAAACTGGCGCTTCGCCGGTCGGCGCTAACCCGACCGACAGAGACGCTAAGATCGTAGAGCAGGCCGCTAGTTCGTTAATCCAGACAGGCACTATGGCTAAGATGGACTCTGAACTGATGGCTATGCGCCGGAAACTATACCGTACCCGCGAAAGCGCGCGGAGCGAATATAACGATGTGTACGGCGCTACGGTAGCTGAAAACCCTCGTTTGCGTTTAGACGTACCGCGAATCGCAGACCGATATATAAGCACAAAAGACATGCCCAAAAGGCGCACGCCGGTTCGCAGAGAATTGCGGTTTAACCCTGACACGGGGGATTTTAATTAATGCCTGACATTCGCATTGAAGGTCCAGACGGAAACACATATGTGTTTCGGGATGGAACGTCGCGTGAAACAATGCGCGCGGCGATGGCAAAACAATTTCCTAAAGGAAGCTATCCCGAAACACCTAAACAGCGTTACGCAAGACAGCAATTAAAACAGCGGGCAGACGCAAAAGTCGCTTTGCGCGATACCGCTAGCAAAATTGCTTCGGCGGTATCAGGTGTTGAGCGCGGCTTAAAGCCTTTTGCTGAAGTATTTGATTATATTAACCCTCTAACTTACTTGCCGAAGGGGTCAGAACGCAAAGCTAGAGACGCGCGCACTGAAAAACGGCTCGCGACAAACGCAGCCGAACGGCAGCAGGCTAACCCTAATACATTTGCTGGCGGCAAGATTGCCGGTGAAATTGTTGGGGCTATACCGCTCACGATGGGCGGCGGCGCGGCAGTGCAAACAGGGGGCCGTCTACTTACTAAGGTTTCACCAAAGTTAGGCGGCGTTGTAGAAAACTTAGGTCGTGCCGTAACGTCCGGCGGCACGCGGGTAGCGGCTCCATCGAAGACGGCGGCAAACGAAGGTAAGATTATAGTTGGGTCGCGCAAAGCCCGCGTAGCCACCCGCGCTGCTGGCGGGGCTGGCGCAAGCACTATAGCCGCCGCCCCTACCGATCAGGATATGGTTGACGCAGCATTGGCTGGTGCGGCAATCCCTGTGATTGGCCATATGGCTAAGTTTGGTCTAGGGAAAACTTACGACGCTATAGTTGGCCGCGCTGGTCCTGTACGGGCGGCTGAAATTCTGCGCGAAGTAATAGGTGAAAACGCAAAAGCGATTGAGAAAGCCTTGCGGAACGCGCCGAAGAATATCAAGGCCAATACGGCTGAGTTTTTGGCGTCACGCGATCTGCTTACGCCAGAGCTAGCTGCGGCTACGAGGATTGCATCTGCAAGCAGCGAAGCCGCACCGCTTCTCCGCGTAGCGCAGCAGCGCGCAGCAGGCCAAAAGCGTATGCGCCAAGTTATCAGCGGCGGCAAAAACCAAACAAACGCGATGGAAAACATCGCGGCAACTAAAAAAGCGTTGCAAGCTAAAACCGACCCTATGCGCGAAAGCAGTTTGGCTAACGCTGATATTGGGCGCACGCAAATACTGCCCGCTGAACGTGAAGCAGCACGATTACGCGCAGCCGCGTCCGCTGAAGTCGATCAAGCCNCACGATTTTTGGAGGCGGCAGACAATGAAACGATGCGGCTTTATCAAATGGACGATTTGGGCGACGCTTTTGACCCCTCGGCAGTCAACCGCCAGCGAGCGATTGTTGCAGGGTTAGAGCAGCGCGGCGGTACAGCGGCGGATAGTTCACTAGCTACTGGCACCGCGGCGCGCTCAAAAGAACAAATAGCCGCTAATTTACGGGCGCAAGGTCTTGCGCCTTTAGATGTTACACCTATTGTCGGTCAATTACGCCGCGCAGCTTCCGATGCCGAATTTACGGTCCCTGCGCGCGCGCGTGTTCTGAATGAGTTTGCAAATAATTTGGAGTCACGCGCAGCTAAATTTGGCGGCACTATCGATGCAACAGGTTTGTATGATATACGACGTAATATGGGCATCGTCGTATCGGACCTTCTTGGCCCTACTGACGCTAAAGCCCTTCAAACTTATACCGCGCAAATTATTGGTGAAGCCCAACCCTTGATTGACAACGCTATTGAAGCGGCGGGCGGTAAAGGTTGGCGTCAATACTTGGACACGTTTTCGCAAGGTATGCGTGATATTGAGCGTCAAAGATTTCAAAAAGATTTATCTAAACTAGCAAAAACAAAACCATTACAATACGCTGAAATTATGGCAGGGGGAAATCCTGACTACGTAACTAAAAAACTTGGCCCCGGCAAATTCGACATTAACGTCGAACTGCAAGGGCCAGACTTGGCGACCGCAAACAAGCTAGGCCGCGACATTTCGGCTACGCGCGCCGTCAAAGAAACAGGTCTTGAAGATTTATCCGCAGACCAAAAACTTAACTTTGGCGCAGGCGCAACGACTAAAGTAGGTGGTATGTTAGAGCCGCGCGTACCAAACGTCGCCACCCTTGGCGCGCGTATAGCGGGCGGCTTACCTGGCGTCTACGGCGGCGGTATAGCCGCGCAAGAACTTGGCGTACGCATGGCGAACAAAGCGTCAGAGAACACAATGCGTAATCTGGTCCCCGCCTTAACTTCACCACAGCAAGCGGGCGAACTATTACGTGTGCGCCCTGCGGAAGACTACATAAACAAAATGTTGTACGGTTCGCAGCAAGCGCCGCCATTGGTTTCGGCTAGGCCGTTTAATGCCGCTAGTCTGGGCGACAACCAACGCGCACTTAGCCAAAGGCTTACGCCAACCCAGACGGCTACGCTTAACCAAAATAACATGGCCCAAGTCAGACAGCAGGCATTGGTGCAGACGGGCGTGCAGAATATGACGCCGCCTACACTAGGAGAACAGTATGGTTTTCCTGAATTTGACCCAGAAACTGGCGCGCCATTATTTGATGTTGATTTTTCTGAAGGCTATCCTGTACCGCTATACGGTGTATCCCGCAACAGTATGAGACGCTAACCATGAACTCTATAGACTGCACAGAAGCGCGACTGAACACGCATGAGGAAATTTGCGCGTTCCGGTACGAAACCATCTGCGCGCGCCTCAAACGCTTGGAAGGCGTCGGCATGACCGTCGCCGGCACGATCATCATGCTATTGGTCGGCATCTTACTGAAGGCGACGGTATGACAATCTCATTAGGCAGCCGTTCGTTAAGCCGACTTGAAGGCGTCCACCCTGATCTGGTGCGCGTCGTCAAGCGCGCGGCGCTTATATCCGACCTCGACTTTACCGTGTTGGAAGGTCTGCGCGTCGTCGAACGGCAGAAAGTCTTGATGGCGCAAGGCGCAACCAAGACCATGAACTCGCGTCATCTAACCGGACACGCCGTCGATCTGGCACCAATGATTGCCGGTAAAGTATCTTGGGATTGGCCTTTATATCATCGGCTAGCCAAGATTGTGAAGGCCGCTGCGGCGGATGAGAAAGTGCCGCTACAATGGGGCGGCGATTGGCGTTCGTTCAAGGATGGCCCGCATTGGGAACTTCCGTGGGCGTTTTATCCAAAGGGGAAATAACATGCTTAATTTCATTCTAGACCGGCTTAAAGAGCCGTCAACATACGCCGGCTTGTCGGGCATCGCCTTGACTTTTGGCATTTCTACAGAACTGTACACGGCGGCGGCGGCGGCTATCGCGGGGCTAGCAGGGCTGATAGCAGTTGTGTTAGCCGACCGTAAGCAGACCGCACAATGAAGCTACTGACGGCCTTGCTGGCGTTAATCGAACGGTGGTTTTCCTACCTCGACCAAACGCGATGGAAACAGCTTGGCCGTCACGAAGCCATTAAGGAGGCGAATGATGCCATCAACAAGCAAATTGAACTTGGCGAAGCTGCTATCGCTATCCCTGATCCTGACCGCGACGAGCGGCTGCGTAACCGATTTGACCGCGCCCGCACACCTAAATAACTATTGCGCCATCGCCAAGCCTATCTCTTACGATATGGCTAAAGACACGCCCGAAACGGTGTTGGAAATTGAAGCCCACAACAGCAAGTTTGTCTGCGTCTGCGAAGCAGACTGCCCGAAAGGCGTAAAATGATAAACATTGTGACTAGCGACCGCGACTTCGCGCAGAACGGCCCTACCGGCATAGTCATTCACACCGGTACGCGCTACTTCGCCGCTGTGCTATTGCAGGAGTATTATGAGTTTTGGCGGTACGCCTTTTGGTTTTGGGCTGTGCCGGTAGTGCTTGGCGCCGCCCTTGGCTTTGCCTTTGGCCCGCTTTACGCGTTAGCCGCGGTGCCGTTCATGTTACTGGTGGGGCGAAAGATAATCCCGTTCAACCTACACGAACGCGAATTGACCGGCCAAGCAATTGAGATTGCGGCCATCAAAGACTTCTACGGGCGGCAAGATATGACCGACGAGTACCGGCTACAGGCGCGGTCAATGGTTCGCAGCGACAGTTCTTACAAAGAGAAGGGCTACTGGCCTGACATTCCGGCGATTGATCCTGTGGTTTACACAAACGCAATGGCGGTTGCAGGAATTTCAGAGCCAAGCATCGACGCCATGATTGCCCGACTAAAGGCCAAGGCTCCGTTTGCCGAACGCTATGTGCAAAAGCATCTGGCAAAGCTGGAAAAGTGGCGGCCTTTTGGCGCCGAAAGCAAAGGCTATTGATTTTCGTGCGCGGCTAACCAGCGCTCACCGTACCAAATCGCTTTACGCATCTCTTGAGCCGCTTCGTCCTTATGGCCAAGGCGGCTCAAGTATTTTAGCATGTTGCCGCGGCAATAGCCGGCAAACTCTTCTGGCGACAGTTTCGACTGAATAAAGTCAATCGCTTCGATCCCGCCGCGTTTATAATGGTCGGGGTTGATGGCGTCCTTGTACGCAACCGCTTCTGCCCATGCCCCCGCATGGCTCTTGTCGTCAATCATGCCCCAGCCTTTCCAAAAGTTCTGCGCGTTCGCGCGCCGTCCGCACCGCCGAATAGCGCTGATGCAGTCGCCGGGCGATGGCCGGGCGCTTATGCGTCCGCAACTCTTCGTCCAGCGCTTTCTTCAATTCGGCTTCCGTCATGTCGCCCAGCAACACCGTCATCGACCGCCAATTTAACCTAGTCATTTTTCAGTTCCTCTAAGGCTATGTTAGACACCGCACGTTTGTCGTGCAGCGCGGCCCATATCCGTTCGTCAATCGTCTTTTCTGTGAGCATGATATATACCCATACGTCATGCGCTTGGCCGCTGCGGTGCAGTCGCCCGACCGTTTGCTCGTATAACTCCAGCGACCACGGCAGCGACAAGAAGACCATGTGGCAGCCGCCGTGCTGAAGGTTTAGGCCATGCCCTGCCGACTTAGGGTGCGCTAACAGCAACTCAATCTCGCCTGCGTTCCAGCGTTCGACGACATTATCGTCGTCCATTGTCTGCGCGTGCGGGAAGCGGCGCTTCAGTTCCGCCAACTCTTCCTGATAGGTGTAGGCGATAATCGTGTTGGCGCGCTGGTTTTCCGACAGCAATTCTTCAAGCCGGTCAAACTTATGGCTGCTAAACCAGACCGCGCCGGCGGCGGCGTCACGGTTGTAGACGAAGCCGCAGTTATGGACGATCAGCGGACGCCCGCCCGCGCTACGGACTACGAACCTATTTCGGGGACCGCAGTTAAGGATGTCGTACGTACGGGCGTGTTCAGCGCCTTTTCTAGTGGCCATACGTATCGGTACAGCCGCGCGCTTAACGTCTGGTGCTGCATCCCCCGCGCACGCGCTGCCTGCGATATTGTAACGCGCCCCTCCGGTGCGTCTATCCACAGGTTCGAACGCTTGTTGTTGTGCTGCTGCAACTGCGTTGCCCAACGGCAATTCGTGGGTGAATAGGGACCATCGTTGTCTATACGGTCCAACGTCAAAATATCCGCGTAACCAATCTGCATATCCCGCCAAAACGCTTCGAATGACGCCGACCATTCGTCGCAGACCGCGATGCCGCGCCCGCCATACCGAAAATAATCTTTTGCTTTTGAGTTCTGGCACCTGTCTTTCATATTGCTCCATATCCGAAACGGTCTGCTGGCGGTCATTCCGTGCGCCGTGTTCCCGTGGAAGCAGCCGCAACTCCGCGGATGCTTTCGCTTCGTGTCCCGCAGATACTGGCTTAACCGCTTCACTTCTACCCCGCATACGCAACGGCACACCCACATGGCGCGGCCACATTTCGATGTAGTTGCTCTGCGGATAGCCGTCAGGTAGCCGAACGTCTGCCCTGTCAAATTTACTGCTGGCATTACCATTCAATATATCCTCGCATGTCTGCCAACCTGAAACAGTTAGCACCCGATGGTCATACGTCATAAACACGCCGTGGCAAAGCCTAATTAGTTTTTCACCTTGAAAAATTACGCCGCCGTGTCGGACCCATTCGACGCCATCCCACACTAAGTCCTTAGCGCGTACAGCTTTAATAGGTATCCACCCGCGATTGGTAAGGACGGGCGTGCCTTCTTCGACACACGCCATCTGTTGCAGCTTGGTCGTGACCGCCGCTGCGTTCTGCGCGACGATCTGGTCGTTAGCAAAGCGTACGACATAGTCGCGCTTCATAGTCTCGTAAGGCTTACGATCAGTCAGCGGCACGCGCACTTCGACGACATGACACGGCGGCAGCTTGTCTTTATATTCGCCCGGCTCCAGCACATAGGTGGCCGGCTTGACCTTCACCATAACCTGTTCCAAACCGCCGGGCGCTGGCGTCCATTGGCCAAAGTCGCGGTTGGTGCAGATAAAATACTGTTGCAGGAACGCGCCCTTGGCGCGGCCTAGCAGCGCTTGGTCAACGATCTTGCACTGGCCAAAGACATCTTCCAGCCCGTTTGAGGTAAACGATCCGGTCAAGCCCCAGCGGATTTTGATATGCGCCAACAACTTTTCCAGCGCTTTGAAACGCTTGCCGCCGGGGTTTTTCAATCTTGTCAACTCGTCGAACACAATTCCGTCAAAGTCCGACAAATCTTCTAGTTTATCCAAATTGTCATAGTTAATGACGACGACGCTGGCATTACTCTTGAAGGCGGCGGCGCGTTGGAACGGCGTGCCTACAGCTACCGCGGGGGTAATGTCAGACCATTTAGCCGCTTCAATAGGCCAGACTTCGACGCAGACGCGGCGCGGCGCGACCACCAGCCAGCGTTTGACATGTCCGTCGCGCAGCATTTCGTCCATTGCCGTCAAGGTAATCGCGGTCTTGCCCGCGCCGACCGGCGCAAGGATCATGGCGCGGTCGCGCTCGTACAGGAACGTCGCGGCTTCTTGCTGATAGGCTCTTAGTTGAAGCGTTCTAGCCATACGTCCACATCTTCCGTTGACCATAGACAAGCGTAATGCTGCTTGGTGCGCTCCATCTCTTCTGCAAAGATACGTTGCAGCGCCGATAGCTTTCCGCCGGCGCGCTTCAATTCCACAAAATGCGTTTCGCCGTTGGGCATACAGGCGATACGATCCGCAACGCCTATCTGCGTGATGCTGCGGAACTTGTACGCAAAGCCGCCCTTGGCGCGGACGCGCTTGCAGAAATAACGCTCTATTTCTTTCTCTGTCATGCAAAAAGGCTACAACAAAATTTTTTGCATTTCAACCCTTGCGTAAACTTTTTTGTTGCGTATACTGGCCGTTCTAAACAGTAAAGTGAGGTTTGATATGCAACATTCCCGTATAGTCGGCGGCTCGACCGCCAAGCGCGTCATGGCCTGCCCCGGCAGCGTGGCGCTAGTGGACACCATGCCACCCCAACCCAGCAGCAGCTACGCCGACGAAGGCACATTGCTGCACGACATGATCGCTAAGGTGCTGGACACCGATACCGACCCGTATGACCTTATCGGTACGAAATATGCCGATATTGTGCTAACGGAAGAACTGGTTGAAGACAAGCTGGTGCCAGCGCTGCGCGCGCTGGACGAAATTGATCCGCGCGGGGAGATGGATTATGCTGTTGAAAGCAGGGTGGGTTTTGGTGATTTTCTGCCTGACGTTTTTGGTTCTACCGATTTTCTTGGCCGCATTGGTGATAGAGCGGTCGTTCTGGATTGGAAGTTTGGCAACGGCGTGGCTGTGGAAGTCGAGGAGAACAGTCAGTTACTCTTTTACGCTGCGGCGGCTATCCGAACGAAGGAAACGGCGTGGGCCTTTGAAGGTGCCAAAGAAGTTGAACTGATTATTGTTCAGCCGCCAAGCGTCAAGCGCTGGGTAACGACGATTGAGCGCGTCAAGCAGTTTGAAGAGCAGCTATCGCAAGCCGTAAAGGTAGCTATGACGCCTAGCGCGCCAATGGCGTCTGGCGACCATTGCAAATGGTGCGCGGCCAAGCCGGTATGCCCTATTATGACAGGCGCGGTTGACCGTGCGCTGAAGGTCAAGATGGAAGCGCTGCCGATTGACCAAATCGCGCACTATCTGGAGCAGGCTCCGCTGATAGAAGCCTTCATCAAAGATTTGCAGCAGTTGGCACATGGCTTACTAGAAGAGGGCCAGAAAGTCCCTGGCTGGAAGTTGGTCAACAAGCGCGCGATGCGCCAGTGGACAAACGAAGATAAGGCGGTTGCGTTCCTTACCAGTGTCGGCGTAGAAGCATGGGCTGAACCCAAGCCGCTATCGCCAGCGCAAGCGGAAAAGGCTTTGAAGAAAGCCAAAATAGAATTGCCAGCGGACTTAATTGTCGCTGTCTCCAGTGGCTCTACCCTTGCGTCGTCGGATGATCCGCGGCCAGAGGTTTTGCAAATCGGCCAGATGCTTAAAAAAGCTATGGCTAAAATCCAGTAACAGAAAAGGTACATTATAATGTCTAAGCTTACTACATTTGGCGGCGCTAACTTGCCGTCCGTTAAGGCCCTCTCAGGCGCGCTGCGCTCCATCCAATCCGCTAGCGGTGCGTCTGGTACAGTGATCCTGAAGATGGACAAGACAGGCCACTGGGTGTTTGGCGCTGACCAAACCGAAGTAGAAGACGGTAGCATTTGGGCTGTCAATCCGTTCTCGTTTGTCCACGGCTATATTGCATGGGGCAAAGGCGAAGTGCTGGCTGAAAAGCTTGTGCCGGTGTCAGAGCCGCTGCCACAGCTTGAACCTGCGCCGGCTGCTGCCGAACGCGGTTGGGAAATGCAAGTCGGCATGATGCTGGTCTGCACCGAAGGTGAAGACAAGGACATGCAGGCACGGTTCACCGCTACGTCGGTGGGCGGTAAGCGCGCTGTGCAGACGCTGGCCGTTGCCATCGCTGATCAGGTCGAGAAGGACGAAACCAAGCCAGTGCCGTTGGTAACGGTCACATCGGAGCATTATCAGCACAAGACATATGGTCGTATTTATACGCCTATATTTAATATTGAAAAGTTTGTGTCGCTAGACGCAAACACCGTAGATGAGGATGCAGAATTGGAAGTCGCTGCTGAACCTGAAGCCGAAGCTGGGCGTCGTCGTCGTCGCGCAGCGTAATAGGTAATGCGGAAGCCGGAGCGCGTTGGGGCGCTCCGGCAATTAGCGGAAGATTGAGAACTTCTAATGGTCAAACTTTGGATTGATTTTGAAACGCGCAGCCGTTGTGACCTACGCAGCCGAGGCGTCTACAATTACGCGCAGGACGCCAGCACTGATGTGTTGTGTATGTCGTATGCCTTTGGCGATGACGATGTGCAGACATGGCTACCAAGCCAGCCTTTCCCTACCACCGTGCGCGACCACAAGGGGCTGGTCTACGCACACAACGCCGCCTTTGAGCGGCTTATATTCTGGTATGTCCTTCAGATAGATTTCAAGCTGGAGCAGTTTTATTGCACCGCAGCCCAAGCCCGCGCCAACTGCGCGCCGGGCAGCCTTGAGGATGTGGGCCGCTTCGCTGGCGCGACCATGAAGAAAGACCATCGCGGCAGTCAGCTAATCCGTTTGCTGTCCATCCCGCAAGCTGACGATAACTTTCGCCAAGACGCAGACCTGATGCAAGAGATGGTCGATTATTGCGAACAGGATGTACGCGCGATGCGCGCTGTTGCAGGCGCGCAGCGCCCGCTGTCGGATGAAGAACTGGCCGACTATCATGTCAACGAGCGAATCAACGACCGTGGCATCCTGCTTGACCGGCCCTTGGCACAAGCTGCCGTGCGCTACGCAGAGGCAGAGATGGCAGAGATACAGATTATCGTTGCCGAAGTGACGCAGGGTGAGATAACATCCGTCCGCAGTCCCAAGATGCGTAAGTGGGTGCTTGACCGTGTCGGGCCGCAAGCGCTGGAATTGGCGACCATTTACAAAGACGGGATAGCCAAGCTATCTATCGACAAGAATGTGCGCGCAAACTTGCTGGCACTCGCGGAGGAAAACCCTGATGAAGTACCGGCAGAAGTCGCGGAAGTCATCCAGTGCGCGGACGATTTGTGGGCATCGTCCGTCGCGAAATTTAACCGCGCCGCGGCACTT